TTTTATCTAAGTATATCCTACTTTAAAATTAACTACCACGCCCAAATCCTGTTGCAGCATATTTGAAATTTCTATTAACATGACTTGATCCGTTCTTCACATCTATATCAAAACCGCTCCCAGTTATATTTGATAATGCAAAGAAATCACCTGACTGTGCGTTTTCTATAGTTATACCGATTGATGGCAGCACTGAATTAGCTGCAATGCTAGTGCCAGATTGACCTGTAAAGAAACTATTTGTAAAGGCAACAGATTTTGTCGATGTTCCAGAAGCTATAAATCCACCAGCAGATGCACCTGCATTACCAAGACTTGTTTCTGTTCTGCTTTCTAATTCTGCTGTATATCCAAGCTGATCTATTTCTATTGATTGTGCTGGGTCGCTAGATTCTAGATCTGCTCTAAACTTAAACCCTCTTGCAACATATGTACCATTTACGAATGGATTAAAGTCAGAAAATTCTGCACTGAAATTACAATTACCGCTAGTTGT